ACAGAGCTGGTAAAGTTGTTCCACAAGAAAGTAAAGAACCTACAGGTAGCAATCCTAATATGGAAGGCTCGAGAATGGGGAATATGCACATACAAAATCTAAGAAAAAATGCAGGCTTAGATTTAGATCCAGTTAAAAACTAAAATTACAGGTTACAACTTAGGGGCTATGGAAACATAGCTCCTCTTTTTTGTAGATAAGTATTACTATGAGTGTAGATACAAACTTAATTAAATCTCCGTACAAACGAGAAAAGTTTAATCAACAACAGATTGAAGAAATCGTTAAATGTACCAAAGATCCTCAATATTTTATTGAGAACTTTGTATGGATACAGCATCCAGTCAAAGGTAGATTGAAGTTTGATTTGTTTGACTTTCAAAAAGGACTATTAGATGCATACCATGATCATCGTTACAGTATAGCACTTATTAGTAGACAGATGGGCAAGTCAACTGCGGCGGGTGCATACTTGTTATGGTATGCTATGTATATACCTGATCAAACTATTCTTATTGCGGCACACAAGTATAGTGGTGCCCAAGAGATTATGCAACGTATACGATTTGCATACGAACTATTACCCGACCATGTGAGAGCAGGTTGTACAGCATACAACAAAGGATCACTCGAATTTGATAATGGTAGCCGTATTATTGCACAAGCTACAACAGAAAATACTGGACGTGGTTTGAGTATTTCGCTAGCATACTTGGACGAGTTTGCATTTGTGAGACCTAGCATTGCCCGTGAGTTTTGGACTAGTTTGTCACCAACACTTAGTACAGGCGGTAAGTGTATTATTACAAGTACACCAAATCAGGACGATGATCAATTTGCACAAATTTGGCGACAAGCATGTAATACAACAGACGAGTTTGGAAATGAAAAAGAAACAGGTAAAAACGGTTTTAAAAGTTACAGTGCAGATTGGAAACAACACCCTGATAGAGACCAGCCTTGGGCAGATGAAGAACAAGGTAAAATAGGTGAAGAACGTTTCCGCAGAGAACACCTTAACGAATTTATTGCATACGACGAAACATTGATTAGCAGTTTAAAACTTGCTGTAATGGAAAGCAGAGACGTATATAAACGCACAGGGCAAGTGCGTTGGTATAAAAATATTGTAAAAGGAAGAACATATATTGCTGGACTAGATCCAAGTTTAGGTACAGGCGGAGACAATAGTGCTATTCAAATTTACGAATTGCCAGGTATGAAACAGGTAGCAGAATGGATGCACAACAAAACTAGTATTACAGAACAAATAAGAATACTTAGACAAATGCTATTAGATATACAAGAACAAGCACCTGATAGCGAAATATATTGGAGTGTTGAGAACAATACACTTGGAGAAGCGGCACTAGTTGTGATAAATGAAATGGGCGAGGACAATATACCAGGACAGTTTATAAGTCAACCTCGCAGTGCTAATAGAGCTTTTAGAAAAGGCTTTACTACTACAAACAAAAGTAAACTAGCGGCATGTAGTAAACTTAAAACATGGGTTGAAACAGATAGAATGGAAATTGCTAGCAGTGCATTGTTAAGAGAGATTAAAACATTTATTGCTAGAGGTAGTAGTTTTAGTGCTAAAGAAGGTGAAACAGATGATCTAGTAATGGCATGTGTACTAGTAGTACGTATTGCACAGCAAGTAGCACAATATGATGAAAATGCTTATGATGAACTAAAAGATAGTTTCTCAGATGAAGAAGCAGTTGACCCTATGCCATTTGTGTTTCTAACATAAATACATTTAAGGAACGAATTAGTATGATTAAAAGTGAAAACATTTCAAAAGAAATATTTAAAATCCTGAAAGGTAGTGGGCAAACTATAAGGTTGTTTACTGACGAGGGAGAAAACACTGTTGATGCTAGTTCAGCAAGAAGATTTTATTTGCCAGATCTTGGCAGTATGGTTAATCTAGATGAAACTGATAGTACAAGAGAACTAAGAGTAAGTGTTAATCAGAATACTGATTTAGATGAATTTAAAGATACACTATTTCAGCTTAAAAATTTAGCAAACAGGAGTATTATTGAATACACACTGAAAGGCTTTACAAAACAGATTACACCAAAAGACCAAGATTACCAAGCACAAAAGGTGAGAGACATGAAAATAGAAGAAGGTATTAGCCCTGCTTATGGTACTAGCAAAAGCAGTTATCAAAAGTTAGAAAGTGCTAAACTTATTATAAAACATACAAAACCAGTAAATGAAGAATCACGTGGTAGTAGAAGCAGAAACATCAGTGCTATCTATATAGAAAATGCAGATGGCGAACGTTACAAAATGCCAACAAACAATTTAGCAGGTGGTAGAGCTATGCTACGCCATGTACAAGAAGGTGGCATACCACATGATGAATTTGGTAAGCATATACAAGAACAAACTGTAGAACTTAAAAAGCTCAAAGAGTTTGCAAACTACAGTAAACGTAATGGTTTGGTAAATGAAGATACAGCAGATATTGTGGAAGCAGTCTCTAACCGTATTGCTAGTATCAGAGAAAAAATGAACAAACTCAAAGGTAGTAAATGCTACAGAGAAACAAAAGAACAGTTTGAAGCAAAAGAAATTAAGATTAACGAAACAGATAGAAACAAACTTCGTAATCAATTTACAGTACGCTCATTTGATGAAAGTTTAGATGAAGCGTTACCGTATGTAAATGCATTAGTTAAAGAGATGAGAGCAATCAAAGAAGCTGATGACTTTGCAAAACAGACCATGGATAGTCTTGTAGATACTATAGCTAAAATGGATACAGTATCATTACGCAAGGGTATTAGTGTAAAATCCGATCCTGAGAATCCAATGAACTTGAGTAGCTTTGGAAACATGCCTAAGGTAAATCAGATCGCAGTAGTTATGGAATACTTAGGTAATTCTATTGACTATGCGAAAAAAGGTGAGGATCGGTTAAGTCAATTGCTAACTAGCATGAGCGACGAAATGGAACGTGTCAAAGACAAATCTATGATGATGACAGGAGTACAAGCAATTAACTCCTTATTCAAAAAGCTCACAGCTACAGCAAGTGAAGATACAAGTGTTAGTGAAGATTGGGAGGAAACATTTGAAAGTAATTTTAATAATTACGATTTTAATAAACTTTTTAGTTGACAACCAACTTAATATAACATATACTAATGACTATATATAAGTAGTCATGAGGCATACTTAGGCAAACAAAATAACATAGGCAACATTTAGGAGAAAAACTATGGCAACATTGGCAGAAATACGTGCAAAATTACAAGAGCAAGAATCTAGCGGCGGACGCGGTTCAAGCAATACAGGTGGCGATAACGCTATCTTCCCATTTTGGAATATCCCAGAAAATTCAACAACAGTACTACGCTTTTTACCAGATGGTGATGCAAGCAATACTTACTTTTGGCGTGAGCGTCAGATGATTCGTTTAGAATTTGCTGGCGTAAAAGGTGACAGTAACAGTCGTAAAGTTACTGTAAATGTTCCATGTAATGAAATGTGGGGACCTACAGGATCGTGTCCTGTACTAGCTGAGGTACGTCCTTGGTTTAAAGATCCTAATATGGAAGATATGGGTCGTAAGTATTGGAAGAAACGTTCATACGTTTTCCAAGGTTTTGTAGCTGAAAGCAGTCTACAAGAAGATACTACTCCGGATAATCCAATTCGTAGGTTTATTATTAACCCAAGTATCTTTAATATTATTAAAGGTGCATTAATGGATAGTGACTTCACTGAACTTCCAACTGATACTGAACAAGGCACTGATTTCCGTCTTACTAAGACAACTAAAGGTCAGTATGCAGACTACAGTACTAGTAGTTGGGCTAGACGAGAACGTAGTTTAGATAGCAATGAAAGAGCGGCAATTGATGCTCACGGATTGTTTAATCTAAACGATTATCTTCCCAAGCAACCAAATGACGAAGAACTTCGTGTTATTGGTGAAATGTTTGAAGCAAGTGTAGATGGTAAGTTGTATGATCCAGAACTTTGGAGTAATTATTATCGACCTGCTGGTGTACAATTGGCACAAAGTAATAAGCCACCTGCACCTATTAGTGCTCCTAATCCGGCACCAACACCACAGCCTGCTCCAGTAGCAGAAGCGGCACCTGCTACAGTTACTCCACCTGAGAAACAAGAAGCAGTAGCAGAAGCAGTGGCGGCAACTGCTCCGGCAGTTACTGAAGGCGAAAAGCCAAGTGCTCAGGACATTTTAGCGGCAATTAGAAACCGTAGCAATTAATCAAAAAATCTAACTAGTAGGCGGCGCTAGTCGCCTACTGTGGCTTTATGGAGAAATAGATGGCAAAACCTTTTGACGTAAGTAAATTCCGCAAAAGCATTACTAAAGCGGTGCCCGGACTAAGTGTCGGGTTTAATGATCCAGATACTTGGATCAGTACAGGTAATTATACACTAAACAAACTAATCAGTGGAGAATTTGATAAAGGCATTCCACTGGGTAAGGTAACTGTACTTGCTGGAGAATCTGGTGCAGGTAAAAGTTACATAGCCGCAGGTAACGTAATTAAAGCGGCACAAGATCAAGGTATTTTTGTTGTACTAATTGACAGCGAAAATGCACTGGATGCAAAATGGCTACATGCATTAGATGTAGACACAAGTGATGAAAAATTACTTAAACTTAATATGAGTATGATTGATGATGTCGCTAGAACTATTAGTGATTTTATGAAAGACTACAAAGCAGAATATACAGACAAAGAGCATGATGAGCGTCCTAAAGTATTATTTGTTGTAGACAGTTTAGGTATGCTACTGACACCAACAGATGTTGATCAGTTTCAAAAAGGTGATATGAAGGGTGATATGGGTCGTAAGCCCAAAGCACTAACATCACTAGTTAGAAACACAGTTAATATGTTTGGTGAATTTAACGTAGGACTACTAGCAACTAACCATACATATGCATCACAGGATATGTTTGACCCAGATGACAAGATCAGTGGTGGTCAAGGCTTTATCTATGCAAGTAGTATTGTTATTGCTATGCGTAAACTCAAACTAAAAGTGGACGCAGATGGTAACAAAACATCACAAGTACATGGTATTAGAGCGGCGTGTAAGGTAATGAAAACACGTTATGCTAAACCCTTTGAAAGTGTACAAGTAGAAATTCCTTATGAGACAGGCATGAGTCCGTATAGTGGATTAGTTGAATTTTTTGAAGCAAAAGAAGTTCTTAAGAAAAGTGGTAACAGTTTAGAATACACTAGCCCAACTACAGGTGAAGTAATTAAAATGTTCCGCAAGCCCTGGAACTTAAACAAAGACAATGCTTTGGATCTTATTATGAAAGAATGGAACGACGAAGTGGTCGATGCTGTTCAAGAAGAACTAAATATCCAGGACGAACAAGAAGTCTTACTTGAGGAAGAAATAGTACATGAAAATGAGTGACAGTGAGATAGCCGCCTATATAGACATGTGGCTATCTATTAAAACCTACATCAATGCTAAAGATAAAGAACTTGCATGTGAAAAGTTTCTAGCAGTTATTAACGAACAAATTTGCGATTTAAGTGAAGTAGGCGATGAATGGTTTGGATTTGACTCAACACTTGACAGAGTAATCAAAGATTGTTATTATGAAGATGCTTATGATAACTTAGATGAAGACTCTGATGAATATGATGATTGGTAAATGACTTGGTATAGCAAAGTACGACAGGATATAGCTAATATAGTTCCTGCGATTGAATACTTCGAAAAACAACTAGATGAAGCAAGATTAGATTGTGGACTCAAAGGCAATGTGGAAAAGCATTCACGTGACATGCCGGGTATAGTTGAGTATCGTTTTAATCAGTTGCAAGAACTAGAAGCTATCTTAGAATATTTGAATATTGAGATGCGTAAAATACGCAACAAACATTATCGAAAGTATTTGGAAGGATATAACAAAGCACTTTCAAGTAGAGATGCAGAAAAATATGCTGATGGTGAAAGTGAAGTAATTGACCAGCAACATATTATTAATGAAGTAGCACTAATTAGAAATAAGTTTATGGGATTAATAAAAGCAATAGATGCAAAACAATTCCAAATAAACAATATTGTTAAGCTGAGAGCGGCAGGATTAGAGGACGTAAGTTTATGATAATAGTTTTTTGTCTACCTGGTAATAGCTACAGTGGTGACTTTTTAAAATCTTTTACAAGTGTATGGACTTGGTGTTTACAAAATGGTATCCAACCTATACTAAGTCAACAACACAGTAGTATGGTAAATTTTGCTAGATGCAAAGTAGCAGGCGCTGATATAACAAATGGTCCAAAGCAAAAACCATTCGATGGTGCTCATTATGATTATATGATGTGGATAGATAGTGATCAAACATTTACTGTAGAGGACTTTAGAAAACTACTAAGCATGGATTGTGATGTTGCAAGTGGATGGTACAGTCAACCTCATGGATATACACCTGTAGTAGAAAAACTAGATGATGCATACTTCGCTGAAAATGGACATTATCAGTTTATAAAAACAGATGAAATGCTAAAACGTAAGTTTTCTTTTAAAGCAGATTACATAGGTTTTGGCTGGGTATTAGTTAAGCAAGGCGTATTTGAGCAAATGGAATATCCTTGGTTTGCACCTAAAAAAATAAAAGTCCCACAAGGATATGAAATGTGCAGTGAAGATGTTGCTTGGTGTTTGGATGCCAAAGCACTTGGAATAGATGTTTACGTAGATCCACAAATACATGTCGGACATGAAAAAACACAAATAATTTAAAAAAAGATGCATAAAAAGGTTGACAGTAAGAGTTCTTGGTGTTATAGTGTATGTATAAGTTAAAAAAACAAGGAGAATTAAATGGCGTATGTATCACAAAAAATGAAAAAAGAACTTGCTCCTGCAATCAAAGAAGTACTTAAAAAGTACAAAATGAAAGCTAGTATTGCAGTTAGGAATCACAGTACATTGGCAGTGAATATTAAGTCTGGTGCTATTGATTTCTCCGATAACTATACACATGGTGACCGATATATTCAAGTTAACGAATATTGGATCGATGATCATTATGCCAATAATACAGTGGCAAAAAACTTCTTGAACGAATTGTTAGCGGCTATGAAAGGTCCTAAATATTTTAATGATGATGATTTACAAAGTGATTACTTTAGTAGGTCACACTACACCGACATTAATGTTGGTAAATGGAATACACCTTACGAATTAGTAGCATAAAGGAATACTTGGTACCTACACCGGCGCCCGTTGGGCAGATAAGGGTAGGCTAAGTTACTAGATTGAAACAGTTGCATGCCAGGATCTAGAAGCCAAACAAGTAAAACGGGAGAGTATTTTTGGGAGGAAATTTTTAACCCGGGCAATGATGCCCCGCTCAACAAAAGGAATGATAATATGAGTGAAACAATGCAAACCGTTGTAGAAGCAACAAAAATTTTAGCCAAATGGACAGTAATTATTGCTGTTGTATTTGGTTTAATAAATGGCTTTCAATGGCTCTATACACAAAATGGTGTTGGAAAAGTTGAAGCAGAACTATACGGGATATTAACTTTTGGGATACCATTTGCTATTGCAATAGTAGGAACAATAGTATGGTCTGAAGCCAAATACCGTGTTTGGAAATCAAATAAAGGAATCGAATAGATTCTTGGTTCCTTAGCTCAGCTGGATAGAGCAACTGTCTTCTAAACAGTAGGTCACAGGTTCGAATCCTGTAGGGACCACCAATTAGCTCGTGTGGCGGAATAGGTAGACGCAACGGACTTAAAATCCGTTATCAATATTGGTGTGTGGGTTCAAGTCCCTCCGCGAGCACCATTGGTAAATATAAAGTTAACGATAAAGGAGAAACTATGAAGAATTCAAGACCCATTGGTTTAGCAACCACACTAAGTGAAGTTGCAAATATTCCAAAAGATTTGTGGGAAAGTGTTATGACAGTTGAAAAGTCACCACTACGTAACTTAGACCCCAGAGTAGCACACATGTTATTTTCTATATTAGGATTTATGTGGAGTGCAATTTTTGGTATTGTGATTATGGAAAGTTTGACAGCATTTACAATTAGTGCAATCGGACATATAGCATTAATATCTGGTTGTGTTATC